AGTGCGGCCAAGCCATTTAAAGAGGATCAAGGCATGGCGGCAAGCGGTAGCGGTCTGCCGCCGATTGTAAACGCAACTACATTTATAGCATCGCCTTGTCGTGAGCCAGAACAGGTCATAGGAGGCGTTTTGCACAAGGGAGGCAAACTTGTTATAGGTGGAGGGTCAAAGGGACGTAAAACGTGGTCTCTGCTCCAACTAGCGTGTGCTGTATCCACCGGAGGTCAGTGGTGGGGATTCAACTGTCATCGCGGCAGGGCACTGTATGTTAATTTCGAGCTTGCAGACTATGCATTCCACTCGCGGCTACGGATCATCGAAGAGGCGCTGACCATATCGGGAGGCAACAACAATTTAGATGTATGGAATCTTCGAGGGCACGCAGCAGATGTGAAGACCGTTGCGGACATGATAAAAATACATGCAGGAGATCGTGGATATGACATGATCGTGCTTGATCCGATTTATAAGTTGCTTGGGGATCGGGACGAGAACAGTGCAGGCGACATGACCGACTTAATGAACACACTCGAGAGTGTTGCGGTGGAGGTTAACACGGCGATTGTGTTTGGGCATCACTACGCTAAAGGCAACACAAGCGAGAAGTTTAACGTGGATAGAATGTCAGGTTCTGGCGTGTTCGCTCGAGACCCTGACGCTATCTTAAATCTTGGGGCACATAGCGAGGAGGATTGTTATATTGTCGAGTGCACCCTTAGAAACTTTGCACCCGTTGATCCGTTCTGTTTGCGCTGGGACTTTCCGTTGCTGGACATCGACTATGATCTTGATCCAACTGAACACAGACAATCGACTGCGTCGAGGAAGAGACGGTGGACGTTCGAGGAACATATAGCGCCACAAATACCATCTACTGGTGTCAGTAAAACTGGATTATATTTCAGAACAAACGAGGACAGTGGGATAACCAGAACAACATTTAACAGATGTTTTAAAGAAGGGTTAGAAGCGAATAAAGTATATGAACGAGAAGATGGGGTTGTATTATTGAAATGAACACTAAAGGCAGAGCAAAACTACAGGCAGTAAATACTCGGGTGACAGCCGAGACCAAAGCGAGATTAGAGATGCTGGCGAACACTATGGACTGCTCGTCAACGCAAGTTGTCATTAAGTTAATCGATGCGGCAGCAGGGTTAACTGTTACAGAAGCGTCCGAGTTATCTTACATAGCTGATATAGTTAAACATCATAATTCATTGGCAAAACTTTTACACAAATTAAAACAGTAGTAATGAGTAACACACGAACGATGACACAGGGTTCTGGTTCAACATTTGAGCCAAGCATAGCAGGGCACTATTCCTATAGCAGCATGAGCACCCCGCTGGGGTATGCGGAAGTTAGTCGAAGGGCAGGAATCAAAACTAAGATTAAGATTCTGAAGGGCACATGGTTGCTTGAGCGCACACAAGATGAATCGAGGATGTTGAAAGCATTTAAAGAAACTAAACATGGTTTGACTGCCGAGCAGTTTGCCGAGCAGTGGTAGATCGTCATGCCTAATCAACGGAACAAAGAAAAGAGGATGATCGGTGCATTTATGTACGAGGTCAATCAGAAGAGATTAAAGCGCAGTGCGTTGAAACATAACGTAGCGATGAGTGATATTATGAAGGTGCTGACCATACATTATTTACAGATGGATGAAGACGATCAGCGCGAGATGCTGAAGCACTACTCGTTTGTTTGGGAAGGTAAGCGTAAAGTGGTTTAAAATACTTTTATATAATATAAACAATCTCCAGCAACACAAAGTATATAACTATTATTTAAATGCCTGCGAATGATGGTTAAGTGTTGCGTGCTCGATGAGGAGTCGGGCACATGGATTTACACTACATGTGTCTATGGTTGGACAGTCATGGTTGAGGGTGTAGTGTCAGGTGAGGGTGCTAGGTAGTGGTGACGATATTAAGAGTCGTCCGGGTAATTCTGCTGACTGATGTTTGACCTATAGAACCACCTAGCATACCTCGCCATTTCAAAATGCTCTCAGGATTCGTTCTGAGGGCTTTTTGTTATCGAGGGGTATCACCACAGTGGACGAGGCATTTAAATCGCTTGTGGACACCTTGCAGGCCAAGCACGGGTGCAAGGTAGTGAAAGAACTGACCCCTACCGACTATGTGCACCCTGCTTTGCGTGAGATGCTCGCCACATGGCCCGAGTTGATGCAGGACGAGAGATGGAGGGAGCATATCGACCTAGACCGCTGGCGTGAACGTGGACGCTTCGCTGGACACCTGAGAACGGGTCATTGGAAGAACCCAAAGTACAAGGCAGTCTATGACGGTAAATACATCACCGAGGGTCTCCCTGACGAGTACTGTCCACCCCTGTCAGATGATGAAGATATTTAATGTTGACATGTATTATTTAATACTGAATTAAAGCAAAGTTCGTGAGCGGTAAACCTATTAATAATACTACTAATAATACTAGTAATAAGAATACTAAGAATATCTCTAATGATACTCTAAGTAACTCTAGTAATACTATTAATAATAATAAGAAGAAGAAAGATTGTAGAGAATATTCAAAGAAAAATAAGAATCTTAAACTAGAACATAGAGAACCAGAGAAATATAAGAATATTATTAATGATTTAAAAGAAGGTAAGAGTCTTACAGAGACTGCTAGTAATAATAACGTAGCTAGAAGTACGGTAGATAGGATTAAATATGACAATAAAGATCAATTGATCCAGTGGAAGTGGAGACAATCACAGAAGATTGGAGAGATAATTGAGAAGGGTTTGAAGGTACTTGACGAGAATATTGATAATGTTCCGAAGGCTAGTTTACCCCTCGCCCTCGGTATCTTAATTGATAAGAAAGATCACTTTGACTCAACGATTGCTCCAGAAACTCAGAAATCTAGCGTAGTTGCTCACGTTAATCTAAATGATTTAATCGATAAATTGAGCACTGATAAGAGTAAATTACCAGCAGTAGCGCCAAAAACTATAGATATTTGAGCCATGTATGTAGTTTTGTATGTAGTTTTTGCTTTTTTCTTAGGTTTTAAGGGGGTGGGGGGGGTCTCGGATCGAGCCGAAGGGAAATTTGGCGAGGTATTATTCGATGAGTAAAAATTTTGCAAAAAGCCACCTTTGGCTACTCGATAATCGGACTAGTTCCTCCGAGTATATTCGAGCAGTGGCTAGGCCCGAATCAGCGGATCGATTAGAAGTTGCTACGAGTTATTCTAACGTCGATGAAGAGGATGCCAAGGTGCTGGTGCAGGATTGGATTCGGGAGACGGTGATGCCCGAATTTACTGGTGAGGGGAGTTGGTGTGGAAACGCTTGGGAGGGCGATGATGAATGGGAGGAATCAGAGTTTTAATTTTCTGATGGCAGCTACGTTGACATGGACGCCTTGGCCGACTCTAGCGATACCCTCGCAGGAGCAGCAGGATGCTATCATCGCAAATCATGGCAGCGATGCTTTGATCGAGCTTCATACGGCAAGGGAAGAGAAAATACGTCGAGAAAAGTCTGATCCCTATTCGGAGGGGTTTATACCGGATCATTGGAGAGACGCCGACGAGTTGTTAAAGACGCATGACAACCTATTAATTTCTGGGGGGAACCGAAGCGGCAAGACCTCGTATAGTTGCCGTAAATTGGTGCAGACGATGATTGAGAAACCGGGTGCTAGGGTGATTGCCTTCAGCATGACCAATCAGTCGTCAATTCGAGATTTACAACCGGCGGTGTACAAGTACTTGCCAAATTCATACAAGGGCAGAAAAAGGGGATCGCAAATTAGCTATAGCCAGAAAAACGGATTCACCAACTCGAGTGCTGTTTTGCCAAATGGCAGTGCGATATATTTTCATTTTTACGAGCAGAGAGCCGATATTTTGGAGGGTGCAGAATTGGACGTTTGCTACTTCGACGAACTAGTCAGCATGGGCTGGATCGAGGCCGCCCAGTATCGTCTGGTTACCCGAAAAGGTAAGATGTTGATAGCAGCAACGCCTATCACTGGATGGACACCTACGGTTAATAAATTCATGGCAGGGGCAAAGATCGTCAAGACCCGTCCTAGTCCCCTGCTACCTGACAAAGTTAACGTCCCCGGTTGCCCTCCGGGGACTATGCCTTACATCGCAGAGTGTGTTGACGACAATTCTGCTGCCCTATTCTTTCATACCGATTTAAACCCCTATAACCCTATGGATCAGATGGAGAGAACCTTAACGGGTGAAACGTCTGTAAATATAAAGATTAGGGCATATGGATGGGCAGAGAGAACAACAGGAGCATGGTTTCCTAAGTTTAGTAAAAGTCATATTATTGACCCTGCTAAGATACCCGACACGGGAACGAATTACATGTGCATTGATCCGCATGGAGCACGAAGCTGGGCGATGTTATATTTGAGGGTCTCGGTAGTAGATGGTGAGGAGAGGTGGTTTGTCTATGACGAGTTTCCCCGGAGGAGTGAGTACGGGGAATGGGCAGTGCCTAACGACTCGGACATGGCGGGGAAAGAAGGCCCAGCACAAGTGCCGCAGGGTAACGGCATCACCATGTACAAGCAGATCATGGATGAGCAGGAGAAAGGGACTGAAGTATTCCTTCGTTTGTGTGACCCCCGCGCTGGGGGCACACGGGCACTGACCGACGATGGGTTAACCTTGATCGAAAAATTAAATGAGGATGGGCTGGACGTTGATCCAGCACCGGGACTGCACATTGAACAGGGGGTAGGTGCTATAAACGAGGCATTGGATTATAACACCGAGGAAGAGATTAGTTTCGTAAACAGGCCCAAGCTGATGGTTAGCTCAAGTTGCGGCAATTTGATCGATTGCCTGCAAGAGGCTTCGCCCCAAGGAGGGGAGAAGAATGCGTACAAAGATTTTATCGACTGCCTCCGGTACATTGTCACCTACAACCCCGAGTATGTGAGCGATACTTCATTCGCTCCGATTGGTGGAGGCAGCTATTAATTTATGATCATGGAAAAGGAATACCCCCCATTGTTGAGCCTGTCGCAGGCAGTAGATATGCTAGGTGTCTCGAAAGAGTACCTGACGAAAATTCGTAAAGCCGGGATCGTCAAAGTTTATGTCATGAAGGGTGGAACGGATGACGGCAGGCCAAAATATAAATTTTATCGTGATGACTTAAAAACACACTTTGGATTATGAAAAGTAATGACAAACTAGTACGGGCATCTGATGTGCCCAACATCGATGACTTGAGTTACGAGTACACTCGAAGTCTTACCGATGGCATGGCGTTGACTCGGACGAAAAACGCCGAAGACATAAGATTTGCAAGATGGGATAGCCAGACGAGTGACTATAAAAAGCACGCAACGGCATTACCTGACGGGCAGCAACCGTTTCCCTTCGAGGGCGCGAGCGATACGAGGATTCGGATAACGGATCATGTGATCAACACGACCGTTTCGACGCTAATGACGACCTTTGCTCGAGCACAACTTAAAGTAGGTGGAACCGAGTCGAATGATATGGGCAGTGCGGCAGCGATGACCAACTTAATGCGTTGGTTGATCGGTACTAAGCTATACCATGAGATTCGACGGGAAGCTGAATTATTAGCACAACACACGATGACCTATGGTTGGTCAGCGATGTTTGTTGGATGGGAAACTAAAAACGGGTTAATGCCGGTTAGAGTTTCGATGGAGGAAATTATAGCCATGGCGAGTCAGGCTGAAGAGGGTACGGTTAGTGCCGAGCTTCCCGAAATGATCATGGACGCAGGACAGGAGAGTGCCGTTGTCGATTTGTTCATGGCCCAGATTCCGAATGTAAAACGGAGACGGGCGAAAAAGATCGTTAAACAACTTCGAGAGGAGGGCGAAGCGGATATTCCTGTTGAGTATGTGTTGAAAAACACGCCGACTTTAGTAGCTTTGAAACCGTACACCGAGATAACAACGCCTCCAGAGGTGACTGACCTCCAATCGAGTCGAGTAATCTTTCGGAAAGTGTACATGAACGAGGTTGAACTACGTTCAAAGATAAACGACGAGGGTTGGGATAAGGAATGGGTTGAACAAGCGGTAAGTACTGCGGGAAAATCAATTGATGTTAATGATATTTCTAATGATTTTACCACTATGCCGGGGGATCATGTTGAGCGCCGGGACAATCTTGTCGAAGTTATTTATGCTTATACGAAGCAACTTAACGAAGATGACTTGCCTGCGGTCTATTACACGATTTTTTCGCCGTTAGTGACGAGGGAGAACAAGACGGGCAAACCGTTATATGCGAAGCATGAGATGCTGCCATATAACCATTGCCAGTATCCATTTGTTGAGTTTAAGCGTGAACAGATTCGGAGACGTTTGACAGAGTCGAGGTCGATACCCGAGTTGATGGGTAGCTACCAAGCCGAGTTAAAGGCACAACGCGATTCGATTTTGGATCGAACATCATTCGAGACCCTTCCTGCCATCGAGGTGAACAAGCGCCTTGGCATGGCTGGAAGAATTGGGCCTGCGGTTATGCTGCCGGTTACGAAGCAGGGAGACTATAGCTTCATGAAACCTCCTGCATCGATTGCGACAACTGCGTTTACGATGATGCAGATGATCGAGAAGGATGTTCATGAATACTTCGGGATCAATCACCCGGATATACCACCGGAGACTACGGCACTAAGGCAGCAGGCGCTGATCAACAATTGGCTAACCGTCTGGACTGAAATATATCAACAGATGTTTCAGCTATGTATGCAGTACCTTGGCCCGGAAGAGGTGCAGGATATAACCGGGGTCGAAGTGCCGTTGAGAGATGGCAAAAACATGCCCGACTTTATTCTCCGATTCGACATCGCTGATATGGATCGGGACTTCATGCTCGAGAAACTTAAAATCATCGCAAGCCAACTTGTGCCGATGGATGTAGGTGGTTCGATTGAGCGGAATAAGTTAATCGAGAAACTAGTCCGGGCCATGAGTCCAGACTTGGCTGACGAGATTCTAACGGATCAAAAGGGAGCGAGTCAGAAAGTGTACGACGATGTTAAGGCGACACTTGGTCAAATGCTGTTAGGGTTCGAGGCAAGCTATACCGAGAACGACCCAACTGCCGGGATGAAGTTGCAGTACGCTCAAGACTTGATGAACAGGAATCCGAAAGTTGGCCAAGCGGCAGCGCAGGATGAGATGTTTGCCAAACTGGTCGAGGCATATATGGGCAACCTTCAGCATAGCGTTACGCAGCAGGAGAATAGCCAGATCGGCAGAGTCGGGGTAAAGCAAGTGCAGCAATGACCCCGCAGCAGCAAACGGCATTTGCCTCGGCAAACAACAATGCCCTTTACGAAGCCATAACGGGTGCTCTAAGGGACTTTATCGAGGCAGAGGTGCAGAATACCCTACTTTTGGAAACGCAGGGCGAGCACCGCGCCTACAGCGCGGGCCGAGCAGCATCTGCAACCGATTTTCTCACTGAATTGGAATGGATGAAAAAGCAAGCGGAAGCGTTGGCTGAAAAATCGCAAATCTAGTTGGGCTAAGTAGACAACAAAAAAAAGGAAAACCCCCTTCGGGAAACCGAGGGGGGTGTTTTTATACCTTTTGAAGGTTTTGCAGCTTTTGAAGGAGGGGGTTACATCCAAGTTAGGTCTACGAATTTCTCGTTCTGCCGTACACCTCGAGGTAGCGGAGTATCGAACTTAACAGTTTTCCCGATTCGAGGAAGGTGCTTGCACTGTTCAATAATATAGTAGCCAAGGTTTCTTTCAATCTGATCGATTGTCTCTGGTTTGACTTGAGTGAACTTATTTTCTCTCCGGTCATATTCCCGTGCTGCTTTGAGTATCAGTGCCTTTACCTGTTTTCTGTTTATTAACTTCATAGTGTTTTTGTTTTATTTGTCTGCCTATTCTCGATAGGCAAAAGACATTATACCATATCGGGTTTTTCAAAATCGCGAAATCGGGTCATATCCAGAGAAAAACACATCTGCTTTCTAGGAAATAAAAATTTTAAAAAAAAATTTGACACGATTTTTCTGAAAAAGTTGTCGGGGATGTTTTTATACCTTTTGAAGGTTTTGCAGGTCGTGTTTTAACATAACTTTGTTTTAAATTATGTCGGGGATATTTTTTAAAACATTTTCCCCGACAAAGTTAAAACACCACAAACAACTATAACCCCCTCCCAACCCACCTGGGCGGAATTGTCCTATATATAATTTTGACAAATCCTGCAATAAAACCCGCAGGCTTTTTCTTGTTTGGGCCTAAACCAAACTCGCAGCTACTTGCAGGCTATAAATAGTGCATGTCAGAAGAAACTAAAGCCGAGGTTAGCGGAACTTCGCCACAAAAAGAAACCGCGTTAACAGATATAGGTCGAGAACTCGACGAGGCGGGATTGGCAGACATTTTACTGGATAAGTTTGATCCAGAAAAACAAAACCAAACGGATCAACCGGAACCGGAGCAAACCGCCAAAGAAGAGGATGCAGAACCAGTTAACGACGAGTCATCGGATGCTGATGCGAGTGCACCAGAGCAAGATGACACAACAACGTCTGTTCTTTCTCAGGATGATAGTGGCGATGATGAACCGGAATGGTTTCAAAAGCGCATAGACAAGTTAACCCGTCAGCGTAGGCAGGCTGAAGCAGAGGTCGAAGACCTTCGCAACGAGCTTGATAAGGTTAAGGAATCTGTAAACGAATCAAAACCGCAACCAGTTATAACTGGTAGCGATAATCCGTTTAACAGTTTAACTAGCCTTAAAGAGGTCGAGGCCAAAATACAGTCGGCGCGGGAGACAAAGAAATGGGCTAGAGCAAACCGGGACGGTGCAGTTGTTCAAGGTGATAACGGTGAAGTCGAATACACCCCGGAGCAGGTCGAGCATATATTAAACAATGCTGAAGATGCACTCGAAGTGCATTTGCCTGCTCAAAAGGAGTTTATTCGCGAAAAGCAGTATTGGGACGACGAGAGTATTAAAGCGTATCCATGGCTGGACGATAAGTCCTCTCAGGAATACGAATTGCACTCGAAGAACCTCGAAGAGTTTCCAGCTATTCGGTCACTGCCTAATCACCGAATACTTATAGCGGACATGATGCTTGGTCAGGCGATGAGGTATCAAAACAGCAAAACTAACAATAAGGCAAACACTGGTACGGTATCCAAACCAAAGCCA